AACGGGCTGTAGCGCAGTTTGGTAGCGCGTCTGCTTTGGGAGCAGAATGTCGCAGGTTCAAATCCTGTCAGCCCGACCGGAAGCCTTGGAAACATTACGTTTCCAAGGCTTTATTTTTTCTTGGCCGTAGGCTATCGACACGATTCGACACGATGACCGCGCAACCTCCGCGTCTAGACGGTCTTCAACTGTTCAGCGCGCAGCTCGCCAATCGCGTCCGCCACATCGTCCAATCGTTCCGGCCAGAGAGCCGTGTATGTGTTCAGCGTGATGCTGGGTGAGGAGTGGCCGAGCTGCATCTGTAGGGTCTTCACATCCGCGCCTTGAGCAATCGCAAAGCTCGCATAGCTATGCCTCAAACTATGGATGGTCACGCCCTCGTCCTCCATGCCGGCCAGTCGGACGGCCTTTCGCCAGACACGCGTCCGCCACGTGTTCGTCCACAGGTTCCCGCCTCTTGCCGCGCGGAACAGCCAGTCGTCGTCGCCCATGCCCTCCATCTGCCGTTCGATGGACGGTATAAGGAATCTGGGTATGGCGATGCTGCGCGGTTTGCCGTTCTTCGGCGTGCCCAGCACAAGCCTGCCTTTGCCGTCGTCGGTCCAAGTGCGGCGGATGCGCGCCCTGCGTGAATCCACATCCACGTCGCCGCATTTGAGTGCCAGCGTCTCGCCAATGCGGGCACCGGTGTATGCCTGCCAGCGGACGATCAGCCCGTCTACCGGCCGTCCTGCCCGTTCGGCCATGCCGGCCAGCAACTCCACCTCCTCGACGGTAAGGAACACCATGTCGTCATCGGATTGCGTGATGCGCGGCACGGTGACCTTTTCAATGGGGTTCTCGCCAATCCAGCCGTGCTCCAAAGCGAATTCCATGACACCGCCCATGACGACCTTGACGATGTTGCGGATGCTGCGTGGACTCAATGGCTTCGATTCGCGATCGTCCTGCAGTTCGGCGGGATACCCGCCTTCGGTGAGCTGCGTGACCCACTGTTGCAGTTCGTCGCGTTGGATTTCCCTCAGTGTGCGATCGCCCCACTTGGGGTTGATATAAACGCGCAATTCGCGGCGGTATCTGCCCAAAGTGCCCTGTTTGATATCCATCTTGCCGTCCGTCCATTCGGAGGCAACGTCCCGGAAGATGCGTAGTTCCTGCTGCGGGTCGCGGTATTTGCCGCGTCTGATGTCGTCCTCGATGGCCGCTGCGTATTCCTCAGCGTCACGGAGCTTGGCGAAGTTCCGTGATTTCTGGACGCGTTTGCCGTCTCGAAGCGTGTACCAGCGGCATCTCCACCGTGAGCCTTGGCCGTACAGCGCGGACCGCCATTTGCCGGGCACATTGGCTTTCATCGGATCCTTCGCATTGGCCAGCGACTGTTTCGCGGCCCTGCTGGGCGGGTTGCCGTCCTCGTCGTTTTTGAGCCATCTGTCGTCTACGAACGCTCTGGCCATGGTTGTCTCTTTCCGAGGATCCGCGCTACACTGTGCGTGGAACCTCATTTTGGTGAAAACGGAAATGCTGATTGTTGGTTCCTTGGGTTCCGTCCGACTGTGTTCGGGCGGGACCCTTTTTTGTTTCCCGTCGCGGTATGTGGACGCTGAACTTCTTTTATTGCACGCACACGCCGGAATCGTACAACAGCTGCCGATAGTCCGACAGTACTTGGATGGTGACGCCCAATTCCACGGCCATCATCCACGTATTGCCTTCGTATATCTGCTCCACCATGCCATAGTCCACGGGACTGATCAACGCCAGCGCGGTCTCCCTGCGACACCGGCGCTCGCACTTCAACCCGTATTGGCTACCACAGCCTGGATCGTGGTGTTTCGCGTGGATGAGCTCATGGCACAGCGTGCAACGGCGCTGGCGCTGGTTGAGCCAGTCGGCCAGCAGAATGAGTTTGTGTCGATCGTCGTATAGGCCGCATATGTCGCGTGGGAGGTCGCGCGATACGATTGACAGTCCCATGGATTCCGCGCTCCGATGAAGGTCCGCAACGGTCTTGTTATCCACATTCCTCTCTTCCGAAAGTATTGTTTTTCGAGAAGTACTTTTTTGCTGTTTGTCAAGTTCTGTTTGACAGTTGGAGTGTCGTATGTGATATTTGAATCAGCTCATCTACCAAGTTGTAGAAGGAGTCTCCGGGGTCGCTGCGGCGGCCCTTGCTTTTTATTGAATGCAATTCCCGTCCAGGCTTGACTGATCGTATTCTTTCAGCAGTTTGTTGAAGCTGTGGTCATGATCGACGTAGTAGGCGGTGACCAGCATGCAGTAGCCTTTTTCCTTATGCGGTTCCAATACGACTAGATACCGTTCTGGTTCAATGAGGATATACAGCCTATCGCGGCCATGCTTATGCTTCCTCCAGATTAATGGCGCATCGCATGTTTCATAATGGCATTGCGGGCAATCCTTTGCGTCGTCAATCGTCTTTCGTGGAAACCTGATTCGTTCGCATCTACGCAGATCAACGTTCCTGTCACCGGTCGCGTGGTCTTCGACGCTTGTGATGTGGAAGAACCCGGCCCATTTTCCGTCGGTCTCCTCTCTCTGGCGGCGCACGGAGACCCTCAGACCGTCGAATGATGGGTGTGAATCTATGAAGTCCTGCCTGAAGATTGCGTAAATCCTATCCTCGTATACGGCGAAGTCTTCTATCGGGGATTTGGGCACGAGCTCCGGTATCCAATGCGGTGTCATGCGTTCCGTCCTTCCCAGACGAAGATGTTGAACTTTCGCGTGCCCAGGGTTGTTGACTGGGTGAGACGGAGCTTTGATCTCATGCGTATGTAGTCGATGATTTCAGCTTTCGCGCCTGATGGTTGGGGGATGGTCGTCCGGTTCGCCCTGCATACGGCTCCGTTGATCACGTCGGTGATTTGCATCATCTGCACTTCGTCCGAACGGATCGGCTGCACTTTCTTGATGCACTCGTGGTTGAAGTCGTAATGGCTGTTCGCCAGCACTTCCTCAAGTTTCTCGGTACGTTGCGCGGAATGCGTGTCCTTGATGTCCACGTACACGTTGTAGGTGTTCGTGGAGTCGAACAGCCTGTTCAACATGGTGAAATACATCTTGTAATACCAGTCGTTGTGCGACTGTGACCATGCCTCATGGTTCAGGCGCGTCTTCTTGGCCACCAGAACGCGGAACCTCATGTCGTCATCCAGGAAGAAGCAGTTCAGTAGGTCCTTGTACAGGTCGATTTTCGGCATGCTGGCCTTCGTCCACTTCACTTCCGTGCGTGCCTTGACGCCGTAACGTGCCTTGATCTGGAGAATATTCTCTGTGATTTCCTGCCTTTTATCCTTGGGTATAATGAGGGCTCCAAGGACCATCACGTCGCTGTCGTCATGTTCCAGATGACAGCTTTCATCGCAATACAGGTTGTATTCAGTCATTTGCGTTCCTTTCAATCCATCAATCGTCCGGCGTTTCGGCTTCGAGGCGTGCGTTCGGATCCCTGTTGGCGGCCACGTCGTAGTCTTCGGGGTGCGCGGCGATACGGTCGATGAGATCATCGGTGATCCGGGACTCGCGCTCGCGGGCTTCGTAGGCGCGTGCGGCCTCGCTGCCGAGTGCGCGTGTGTAGATGTCGAGGCTGGTGAGCCCGAATGTGGAGGCGATGTGCTCCACATCTGACGTATTCAACGGCGCCTCATAGCGCATGCGCATGTACCAGTAGTTGTTTCCTAATCCGCTAGCAGACAGGAATTCTTTAATACCCATACCGCTTGCCGAGAGCAAATCTCGGCAGATGTCAATGATCTTGCGGCTGTCTTCGGTGACTTCATTTTTTGCTTTGTATGCCATACGCCCATATTACGAATATGGGTAGAAAATGTAAAGATTACCGACTTTGGTAATCATATAATTACCGAAGTCGGTAAATTAAAGGTTGTCGCAAGGGAACGGACCAACCAAGAAAGGAGCGGCAACCAATGAGCGAAACGGAAACCATCGCACGAAACCTCAGCGGCGAGCTCGCACGCCACCGCAAGACGCAGGCCACACTGGCCAAGGAGCTCGGCATGAGCGAGAAGACCGTCAGCGAACGATTGCGGGGCAAAGGGGCATTCGATACCGAACAACTCGAGAAAGCCGCAGGAATGTTCGGCATGAGCCTCTACCAGCTCATGATCAAGCTCCTGCAACCAATCGACGGCATCAAACAGATCAAGCCGTGAGCAGCGCTCGCCGACGAATGAATCGAAAGGAGAATCCGAAATGAGCATCAACATTCCGGCCGAGACGCCGGATGAATCCATGAACCCGATTTCCGTTGAGGAATTCGAACGCCTGCACCCGGCGATGCTTGGCGCGATAAGGAAAGCCGTCCGCGAGGAATTGGAACTCTCTCTCGCGGACGGCGATTCAGAAGATGGTTCGAGAGATTTTAAGAGAACGGTCCTTAGTTCTTCAAGCGTTCAGCACACGCTTGATAAGCATCGGAACCATCATCGATGATGTCGAGGCTCATTGTGGTACCGCAATGCAGAGAAACGGTGATTATGTTCTCTTTGTCATCGTTGGTTCTCGCAATGAAGGTTCTGCTTTTGCGTTCTCCGGGCTTCATTCCTTTCAGAATCTCCTCGATTTCGTTGAACTGTTCGACAAGGAAATCTGGAGCGCCCGGAAGCACAACACCATCGATTTTAAGAAAGCTCTTATCCATTTCACCTCCTTTCATGCTCGGATTGAACATCACAAGCATATGCGAAGGAGCAATCAAAAATCCAAGGAGAATCCAATGAACAATGAAATCCAGCCTTTCGAATTCGAAGGAAACAAAGTCAGGGTGTTCGCCGCATTGGCGGCGGCGTTGAAGCCGATGAACACAACGAAGGACATCGCGGACAACTGCGGCATCAAGGAAGGCACTCTGGCGTACTGGCGTAGCGCGGGCATCGGCCCGAAGTTCGTAAAGGTCGGACGGATCGTCATGTATCCGAAGGAGCAGATGATCGCCTATTTCGCGCAACACCTGTACCAGTGCACGGCCGAATACGAGGAAGAGGTGGGTGCGTGATGACTGACAACGACTGGCGTACCGATACCCCGTGGCCTGACCCATGGGAAGAAAAGGAGGACAAATGAGCGACATCCGCAAAGCCTGCGTCGAAGCGATATTCAGGGAATTTGAGGACGGGGGCGACGCCATCCGTCCGGCCTGCGGCGACTTATGGGACGAAATCGAAGCAAGGCGTTCGCTCGGTCACATCGTCGGATGCGTCGATCTCGACGTGGCCGACCTCGTGGACATCGTTATCGACACCATCAACAAGGAGCTGATGTGATGAAGGCCCTTGCCCACGTCATCCTGCACCAGCTGATCTTCGCGGTGTGGTTGCTGGCCATGTGGGTGCTGTATTGCACGCCGGCGTGCACGCACCCCATCGAACATCTCATCGCCGCGCCGTTCGCGGTGCTCATCCCGACGGCCGTCATCATGCGTCGCCTGTGCTCCGACCCCCGCTTCGCGCGCTGGCTGGACGAGCAACGGCAGTGAAGGACTTGGACGGTTCCGCACACATTGCGGCATGGACGTGGTTCGTCATGCGCGGCCATGCCGGAACCGCCCGTGCGTCAAGGAAAAGACGTTAAAACCAGCCGGACGGGTCATCTTCTCTCTTCTCCTCCCGTCCGGCCTTCGCCGGGGCCCGCGACAGGATGCGGGCGCCATGGATCGGCGTGTTGAGGTCACGTCGGCGGATGGATGCGCGGTTCGAATCCGCGTCCCGGCACGACATCAATCCAAAGGAGGCAAACGTTGCCAAGCAAAACACCAAGCAGGCCGGAAGGCGAGAAGTGGTTCGAATGGCCGCTTACGCCGGCCAGCGTCGGCATGACGGCCGCCGATCTGATCGGCGAACTGTACGAGACCATCAGCGCGCTCAACCGCGATCGTGGCTGGAACCTCACCATGGTCGCGCCGGCGCGCTTCGGCGAGATCGTCATCGACCGCGAGGCCGGATGCCTGCGCGCGAAATGCGCGTGGAAGGCCAAGGATCCAAGCCAGCTCGGCCCGGAACCGGCTGGATATGTGAAGGGAGCCTGACATGGCCATAGGGGAGACCGTCATCACCATCGTCGGCAACCTCACCGCGGATCCGGAACTGAGGACCACCGGCCAGGGCGCGCAGGTCGCCAGCTTCACCATCGCCAACACGCCACGCCAATACAACCGGCAGACCGGACAGTACGAGGACGGAGACGCGCTCTTCCTCCGCTGTTCGGCATGGAACGACCTCGCGCAGCATTGCATCCAATCTTTGTCCAAGGGTATGCGGGTCATCGCCCAAGGCAGGCTCAAGCAGCACTCGTATCAGGCGCAGGACGGCACCAATCGGACCGTCGTGGAGCTGCAGGTCGACGAAATCGGGCCATCGCTGCGGTACGCGACGGCGCAGGTCGCCCGCATCAGCCGCCAGGGCGGTCCCGTCTACGGCAACCCCGCATCGCCGCAGCCGACCGTCAACACCGGCGTCGGTGGCTGGAGCCAACGGCCGCAACAGTCGGCGCAGACACAGCAACCCGCCGCGCCGCCGGCCGATGATCCGTGGGGCGCGCCGGCGGCCGACCAATCGTCATTTGGGGACTTCGGCAAACCGGATCCGGATCCGGAATTCTAAAGGAGGAAGCAATGAAAGCCAGCAAACAGCAGGTGCTCATCCCGCAGGAAGCGACACCGGACACGCTCATCGACCTCATCGGCAAGACGCAGCAGGTCACCAAGGCCGCGGCCGTCGTGCTCAAGGCATGCCGCACCGTCATGGACACCAAAAACAAGCAGGAGCACATCGACAAGTGGGGCGGCATCCACGCCATCACCGAAGCCGTGTACGACTGCGCAGACCTCGCTCAGCGCATCCTCGACGCCGGCCTGGCCATGGAGAACATGTGCGCCAAGCCCGCCACGTCACGGCAGATGATCCTCATCGGCGACCTGCGCCGCAGCCTCGACATGGAGGATGGCGACGTGGAGGCGTCCATCGACCCGGACACCGGCGAGATCGGCTAAGCCTCCAAGGAACCCGAACCACGGAAGGAGAAGAAGAATGTGGTTCATCATCGACGACCAGATGGCCGACGACAGGCGCATCCGACGCCTACCGCTCGCCACCGTGGGCCTGTGGGTCAAACTCTGCGTCATCCACTCCAAAGGCGTCTCGATGCAATCGAAGGACCCGTCGGCGTATCCCGGCCACTTCGACCAGCTCGACCTCAAGGACGCCGGAGGCACCATGCGCCAGCTCCAGCAGCTCATCGATGCGGGACTCATGGAGGAGCACGACGGCGGATGGCGTCCCGTCTACGCCGAAGGCATCTGCAGGGAGCCACGAGTGCTGACCGAAGAGCAACGCGAGGCGCGCCGAAAAGCCGGAAGCAAGGGAGGCCGCCGTAAGGCCGCCAACCAAAAGGCCAAGCAAACGTCGGGCGACTTGCCGGAAAACAGCCAAGCAAACGGAGAGCAAAACGGTAGCAAACCTTCTAGCAAGTTGCTAGGGGACAGCCAAGCAAAAACATGGCATAAAACCGATACCTATACCGATATACCCTCTCCGACCCCTCCCGCCAGCACCTCGAAGCAAACCGATACGCCGGACGCCGGCTTCGACCATTTCGCCGAAACCTATCCCGGATCCGTCGGCGCGAAAGGCCGCAAGACCGAAGCCGAAGCCAGAGCCCTGTACGCGGCCATCGCCGGAAACCCCGTCGAACTGACCCGCCTACAGACCGCGCTCCGCCGCTACAAGCACGCCGTCAACGACGGCCAAATCCGCAGCGGCCACATCCCACGACTCAACACATGGCTCCGCGACCAATGGGAGACATGGGCGCCGGAACCCATCACACCCGCACGCCAGCACAAGCACACCTGGAACTGCGAACACGTCCACCAGCTCATGGATCCGCACGAGGACGCATACGACCACACCGGCAGCCTCCGCGACGGACATCCAAGCGAATGGTGGAAGGCATGCCAGGCGTGCGCAGACGAACTCAACAACCAAGAAACCAGCAAGGAGAAGCAATGAGCAGCTACCAAAGCAACCAGATCAAGCTCATCAACACGAGCCTGATCGACCCCCACCCCGACAATCCACGCAAAAACATCGGCGACGTGACCGACCTCGCCGCCAGCATCAAAACCAACGGCCTCCTCACGCCCCTCAGCGTCGTACCCAACGGCGAGCGCTACAGGGTCATCGCCGGCCACCGCAGACTCGCCGCATGCAAACAGGCCGGAATTAGAGCCGTCCCATGCTTCGTGCTCCAGCTCGGCCCGTTGCAGCAGTTGGAGGCCATGGTCACCGAGAACTGCCAGCGCGAACAGCTCACCGTGTTGGAGGAGGCTGACGCCATCCAGGGCATGCTCGACCTCGGAGCCACCACCGCCGCCGTCGCGCACAGGCTCGGCCGAAGCGGCGACTATGTGCGTGACCGCGTCAAGGCCGCCAGCATCAAGACCGAGGTCAGAGCATCCCGCGACGATTTCGGCCAGATCTCCATCGGTCAGCTCGTGGCCATAGCGCGATATGACGGCCAGCCGGACAGGCAGAAGGAGCTCGCGCAGGCGGCCGGCACCTCGAACTTCGACTACACCCTCCGCCGCATCGAACGCGACGACCGCGACCGGCAATGGATCGAATCGGTCGCCGCGCTCCTCGTGGAGCCCGACAACGGCATCAACCTCATCCCCGACCCCGAAAAGCCCTACAGCGACCCGGAATGGCGCTACCGCGGCTGCATGTTCCCATCCACCGGCACCCCCGAAGAAGCCATCGAGAAGATCCGCGAACTGAACCCCGCAGCCGTATCCATCCACACGGTCTCGCAGCAGGTCTACCTCTGGACCCGCCGTGACAAGACCGCCGACGCCGAAAAGGAAGCCCGACGAGCCGCCGAACAAGCCGAACGCGACGCCCGTCGGCACGCGCTCGAGGAATACGCCGCCGCATCCGCAGACAAGCGCATGGCATGGCTCCACGCCCACCTCCACGGCATCAAACGCGACAAGCTCATCGAGACCACGGCAAGGCTCGGACTCCTGCAGATCATCGACCCGAACCCGCAGGGCTACACGCAGGCGCTGAGCACATGGAACGACGCCGCATGCGGTGGCGAACAATTCACCACCATCAGCGGCATCGAACCGGAACGGGCGCTCGCCGAACTCCGCTACCACCTCGACGAACCCGACTGGGCGGTCTGGGCGGTGCAAATCCTCGCCGCACGCATCGAATGGTACATCGACCCGACCGACTGGACCACCGTCAACGACATCGGCAGACGCATCCCCGGCTACTACCAGATCCTCCAAGACCTCGGCTACACGCCCACCGACGACGAAACCGACCACCTCGACCAGCTCATCGCCGCCATCAGCGAAGCCGACTCCGACGAAAACGAAGAAGACGAGGAGAACAACCAATGACCAGGAAACAACTCGACAAACTCGCCCAACTCCTCACCGACACCGCCCAGACCGCCAGCACAATCGAACTGCGAGCGCTCGCCGGTGGCAGGGCGGATGACGGCATCGTGGCGATGGCGGCCGGGTTGAGGGCCAATTGCACTTCGTGTTTGGTGTTGGTTGACGGTCTGATGCAGGAGGGGGTGCGTTGTGAGTGAGTTTGCTGATTCGAAGCGTGCCGCTTTGGAGCGGCAGGGTTGGCATTGCCTGCGGTGCGGGACGAACATCCATGATCCGTCATGCTGGCCTGGACGCTCCGGCCATCACCGTCAACTTCGGCGGGCGGCGGATCCGGATGTGCGGCACAGTCCGGCCAACATCGTCGAACTGTGCGGCAGTGGGACCACGGGCTGCCATGGGTGGGTTCACCAGCATGTGGCCGAGGCGGAGCGGCTGGGATTGATTGTTCCGTTCGGTGCGGATCCGCGTGATGTGCCGGTGCTCGACTGGGAGGGCCGGTGGATGCTGCTGAACATGGACGGTACCGCGACACCGCTCATGCAGACCGAAATCATTCTCCTCCGAACGAAAGGAAACCAATGATGAGCGAGGAAAAAGCCAAAGAGGACATGCTGCTGTGGATGGACGTGGAAACCACGGGGCTCGACCCGGACCATGACAGGATCCTCGAGGTGGAAATGCGTTGCACCGACATGAGAGGCGTGCGGTGCGTCGGAGGTTTCCGCCGCGTCATCGGACTGAAAGGCCGCAAGGCATCCATTACGGATGAGAACCTCAAGGCGTGGCGCATGCACTGCGCCAACGGACTGCTCGAAGGCGCACTCGACGCCGGATATACGGAAGCGGCGACGGCGAACGCGCTCGAGGAATACGTCGACAGCCTCGCGCAATCGTTCACCCTCCATCCGGCCGGCAGCAACCCGCAGTTCGACCTCGACTTCATCGGCCGACTCTGCCCGAACCTCCCGCTGCACTACCACCGCATCGACATGGCCACCCTCCGCGACAGTCTCGAAGCCGCCGGCTGGGATGTGAAACCGGAAGAGGAGACGCCTGCAGCCAGCGCCCACCGCACCAGCACATGCCTCGACCGCGACATCCGCCAATACGCGCGCATCATCCGCCACCTCTCCGATCATCCGGTCCGATACGTCGCCACGGAAGCAGCAAGGTGATGGACATCGCAGCAGTGATCCTCCTACGTGCCGCCATCCTGATCGGCTGGATGGCCAACAGGCCATGAACCGTACCAACAACGAAAGGAACCTCGGAATGAAACAGACCATCAACCACATCTCCAACCGCATCGGCGACTGGTCCACCACACTGTTCACCATCGCCGCGCTGCTACTCGTGCCGCACGCCATCATCCGGCCGATCATCGGCTACGGCCTCCACCACTGGATCCCCATCCAATGGCTCGCCCTGCATGTCCTGCTCATCATCCTCACCCTATGCGTCGCGCTCGCCGCCTACATCATTGCGGACTGTACCGCGCCGGAACCGCCGGAAACATACTGAAAGGAGCCATCATGGCAGACCAGGAGAACATACCGATCGGCCTGGAGACGCAGAACAAGGTGGCCGAGGCCATCTACCTGCGCTGGTATAGCAACGGGGCCCGCCATCCACGCCCATGGAACGAGATGCCCATGGAAGGCAAAGAGCCATGGAGGCGCGTGGCCAAGGACGCCATCAGAACGTTCTTCGCCTCTCCCGAGTTCCAGACGCTGCTCGACGACGTGTACGACGAAGGCTACGACGCGGCCGAAAAGGACGCCCAAGGCGAAAACGAAGGCGATGAGCTGCGGTGAGCGTCAACGTCCCGCTGCATAAATGGCGGTCGGCCGACCCGGCCATCCTGATCGGCCGCCGCTGCATCGCCCAAACCGACCAGGACGTCATCATCGACGGCCGGCTCGAACTCATCCGACATCCGGACGGCACCGCCAGCCTCCGCTTCCAGGGCATCGGGAAAGACATCATCTCCCACGATCCGAACACATGTTCCAACAGCATGAGCGCTGGCATACGAAGCCTCGCCATCTACGGAAAGGACTGAAATGCACCACACAGACACCGTCAGAATCGCCACCAACCCACGCAAATGGCGCAGACCTGCGCCCTGCCCGGCATGCCGCAAGTCCCGGCCGCTCATCCTGACCCTCGGCACCATCTACAACCTCCGAACCCGCAAACCGGTCAACACCATCTACGGCTGCATCTGCCCCAACTGCCGGCACAAATGCATCCTCCACGTCGACGGCAAAAACCTCAAAAAAGCCATCCGCCTCTGGAACCACCACGCCAGCCACCATCAAAGGAACGAACAATGAGAAACACCATCTGCGCCACACTTACCGCCATCACCCTCACCCTCTGCACCGCGCTCGCAGGATGCGGAAGCGCGTCGGAGCCTTCCACGCCAGCGCATGCGGTCAGGTCCGTCGACTCGCAGTGCTCCGCCGGGGCCGACGTATTCACGGAATGCGTCATCACCCTGACCGACACGAGGCAAGTGGACTGCATCGTCTACTCGACGAACGGCAAGCAGGCCGGCCTGTCCTGCGACTGGAGCCATGTGAGCGGTGCAGACAAGGAGCCGGCAAGATGAGCTACAACGTCGTCACCACGGAAGGCGTCAGAACGTTCGAGAACATCGACGATGCCGGCGACTACGCGAAGGCCATGTCCTTGAGGACTGGCGAGCCGGCCAAGGTGTCCCATGCCGAGACCGGACTCGTCGCATTCACCGTCCGCCCAACCACGAAGGACACGAAATGAGACTCAATTTCAACAGCAAGGATGGCGTTTTCGCCATCAAAGCCGAAAACGAAGAGGAAAAAACCGCGCTCAAAACGTCGGCACCCGCCATCTGCAATCTCATCATCGATTTTTTCGACGCTGAAATCCAGGAGGCGAAAGTGACGAAGGAATGAAACGCATCACACTCAAGGACACAAAATGAGCAATCGAAGTTATTTGGTGCCAAGTCCGCCAGCGTTCGACCATGAGCATCCCAGACCGAAGGAGGAAGGCGAGGTGCTGTACTGCGGAAATTGCCAAAAATGGTACGTATCATGGCTTCCCCTCACCGAAGTCAAAACCATATGGGGCCGCCGCCCCGAATGGTGGATACGCATCTTCCACCGCAAACCATACGAGACGATCATCCAGCAAATACGAAGGGAAACGAAATGAAAGTGAAGAAAACCCTCATGGACATGATCATCAAATGGCATCAGGCCGGATACAGCCTCGATGAAATCGCGCCACTGATGCCACAAGTCCCCAAAGAGGAAATCAAAGCGATCATCCAACACACCCGCGAATAACAAGAAACCCGACCTTCCGGCCGGGCTCCTGGCATCACCACAAACCAGACTACACCAGCCGGAGGGAATCGAACAAATGAACGAACCAACCAACGAATCCCAACCAACACCAAACCAGACACAACCAGCACAAACCAACCAACACAAGCCAGCGCTCGCCGGCATGTGCCGAGTGTGCGGCGGGGAGTGCCGTATCCAGGCCACGATGTGCGACAAGTGCGAGACCGCTTTGAGGGGATGGATCCACGACTATCAGTCATGGATCCAAGCCCTGCGCGAGTTCCTGGATTCGACGGTGCATTACGGAGGCCACCAGCCTGGACGTGTCAACCTGCAGTCCGCGCCCACGCCGATCAGACTCTCGGTCGTTGACCATCTGCAGGAGATCGAGGATGCGGTGACGGCGTTGTGGTGTCGATTGTATGCGCCGCCGGCCATGCCATGGGCCACAAGCATCGCGGTCCCGTCCATCGTCGACATGCTCAAGGCATGCTGGTCATGCCAGCGGTTGAACCGACTGCCGGACATCGGTTTGATCTGGCATGACTGGGAGCGGTTGGTGCGCAAGACGCTGGCCATCATCGACGTGCCACCATCCAGGCACGGCATCGGCAGGTGCCTGAATCCTCTGTGTGGAGTGGAGCTGAGTGCGGAGGTCGGCGCGGTGAGCGTTGATTGTCCGGTGTGCGGCAACGCTTATCGCGTGGTCGATGTGCGATTGGGTTTCCTGCGGGAGTGCATCGAATCGGGCAGGGCGTTCACGGCGGGGGAGTGTGCTGAGCTGCTGCGCGAATGCGGGTTCCAGTGCAATGCGAATACGATTCGCTCGTGGCTTAAGCGTGGCAGGCTTCAGCCGGTCGGTGAGAACGATAAGGGACGGCCATTGTACAGGCTTTCGGACGTGCATCGGCAGGTGTTGCGGCGCGATTCGATTTGACAAAATCGAAAGTGCAACGCAGAATTGTCAGTGGATTAGAGGGTTCAAACCGAGGTGACTTGGTTTGAACCCTCTTCATATCCGCCATGGATTCTCCTAACTCCCTGTGTTGCAGTCCCGTCCTGTCCGAACGGCATATCGGACACGCTCCGCCCACTCCCGTCAGAGTGGGCATACCTCAATGTGGCAGGCAAGCCAATCCCGCGACTCGCGATGCGGTGAAGCTCAAACCGCCTGTCCATGCCTTCGTAGGAATCAACGGCAGATCGTACCGGCCGCGAGTCTTTATTGGATTCTCTTCCTTGTGGCCGCGTGTATACGCGGGTTCGAATCCCGCCGAAGGCGCTCCATGAATGACCTCGGGAGGGGATATCCGCAGATGACGGGATCCCTAGTCGACACGTGGTCGGCCATGCTAGGACTTCATACGAAGGAATAACCATGAGCAAGCGACGCAACGAGCGGGTCAGCAACGGATACCGGCGGCGCATGCTCAGGCAAAGAGTGCTAGCCGCATACGACGTGTGCGCCATCTGCGGCAAGCCAGTCGACAAGACATTGAAGACACCACATCCGATGAGCGCCGAAGTCGACGAACTCATACCGGTCTCACGGGGCGGCAATCCATACAGCTTCACTAACTGCAGGCTCACGCACCGCATCTGCAACAGGATGAAGAGCGACAAGACCGACGAACACGCACGAGCGCTGCTGGCCGGCAAGCAGACCATCAAACCAAGCTCGATGCCGTTCAAAACGTTCGGCATCTGACCTCCGATGACCAGGGCGGGGACCCCGGGTATACCCCCTTCCGGTCGCCTCGGGTGCAGTGCCGATATCCCTCCCGTAATACAAACGTCGGAAACAGGGGAAACAACGAAAGGTCGGAAAGCGAGGGAAGTGCCGATGAAGTGCGAACTCTGCGGCAAGGAATTCCAACCGTCCGGCCACGGGCGGCCGCAACGCTACTGCTCCAAATCCTGCCGCCAGAAAGCCGCCTATCGTCGGAAAAAGAACCGGGCTACGCAAACGGAAGCGGATAGGCCCGTATCCAAGCCGACGAAAACGAAACGGAAGCCTGAACCGGAACTCGACAAACAGAACTTCGAACGGATGATGGATGGCTCCCACGAGGACACGCTCCGCGAAATCGTCGGCAGACTGCGCGAGGCTCTGCATGACCCGTCCACGCCGGCCAACGCGTTGCCGTCGATCAGCAGCAAGCTCGCCGAATTCGACGAACGGATGCGCATGGCCGAGGATTCCGGCAGCCTGTTCGATGTGAACGATGACGTGACGGAGGTGGCGGAGGATGTCGGAGCGTCGATTGTCTGAGATCGCCCAACGGCTCGTGAAGCCGGAAGACGTCACGTCAAGCGATTTCAAACTGATCAACAATGCGGCGGTCAAGGCCGGAATCCACTACGACCTCTGGCAGAAAGGTTTCCTATACCTCCTGTTCGCCAAACGCGCCGACGGCAAGTACGCATGCGGATCCGGAGGGGCGGTCCTGTCCAGCTGCAGGCAGATCGGCAAGACGTTCACGGTCGGCACGGCGATATTCATCCTGTGCGCCGGACGTGCCGGAACACTGGTCATCTGGACCGCGCACCACACGCGTACCTCCGACGAGACGTTCGCCGACATGTGCGACTTGACGCATAATCCGAAACTGTCCAGGTACGTGCGGAACGTGCGTCGAGCGAACGGCCAGCAGGAGATCCGTTTCACCAATGGGAGCCGCATCATGTTCGGCGCGCGTGAGAACGGTTTCGGCCGTGGCCTGCATTCGGCGGACATCGAGGTGTTCGACGAGGCTCAGATACTCACCATCAAGGCGTTGGACAATCTGATTCCGATCGTGAACACGAGCCCGAACCCGTTGATCGTGTTCATGGGCAACCCTCCGAAGCCGGGAGACCAGTGCGAGGCGTTCGAGGAGAAACGTTCGACCGCGTTGGCGGGCAATTCGGACGACATGCTCTACGTGGAGCTCGGGGCAGACCGCGACTGCGATCTGGACGACCGGACCGCGTGGGCGAAAGCGAACCCGTCTTATCCTCGACGCACCAGCGAACAGGCGATATTGCGCATGCGCAATCTCCTCGCCGAGGATTCGTTCCGCCGTGAGGCACTCGGCATCTGGGACGAGACCGCCACCGCGTACGCCATCAGCCCCGACCTGTGGAAGGCCGCCGAAACCGACGACGTGCCCGACGGCGGCACGGTGAGCTTCGGCATCGACATGCCGCCCGACAGGAGTGTGCTGACCATCGGCGCCGCATCGCGGTACGAGGACGGGTCGGCCGTCATCCAGATGGCGAACATCAAGGACGCGCGGCAGGCTGGCACCATGTGGGCCGTGGACTGGCTCGCCGAACGTTGGCCGAAGACCGCCAGCGTGGTCATCGACGCGCAGTCCCCGGCAATGAGCCTGCTGCCCGAACTGAAGGCCGCGCACGTGAAGGTCACCGTGACGAACATGCAGGAGATGGGCCGCGCATGCGGCCGATTCCTCGACATGCTCAAAGCCGGAACGCTCAGGCACCCGCCGGACGAATACCAGCCGCAGCTGGCTGCAGCCGTCAAGGGCGCGACCACGCGTCCATTGGGACAGTCCGGCGCGATCGCATGGAACAAGCTCGGCTCGGATATCGACATAACGCCACTCGTATCAACCACGCTCGCCCTGTACGGGGCGTGCACGACAAAACGACATCCCGGAAGACGACAGACCATCGGAGGAATCTAAATGGGCGACATCCAGATGACAAACGTTCCGGATAGCTGGCGGCCGTCCGGAGGATCGGTGGCGCTGACGAAACTGGTTGTGCCCACCAGCATCGACGGGCTTACAAACCAAGAGAACGAACTGCTCGCAGAGCTCGCCGAAGTGTGGACACGTCATGCGAGCCGCAATCGGAAACTCACCGCATACTACGAATCGAAAGAGCCGCTGGTCGACTTCGGTCTCACGGTTCCACAGTCCATCAAGGACCACTACACGCCATTGGGATGGGCACGCAAGGCGGTGGACATGCTCGCCGAGCTTTGCGTATTCGAGGGATTCGTCTCGCCTGGTGTCGATGATCCGTTCCAACTACAGGACTTCATGAGCAGAATCGGCTTCACCAGCGTCCTTCAGCAGGCCATACAGACGGCACTCATTCACGGCTGCTCGTTCCTCAGCGTCATCCAAGACGCGGAGAACAGGCCTCTCATCCGCACCCACACCGCGGAAAGCTCGGCAGCGATCTGGGACTACCCGAACCGACGCGTCAAGGCATGCATGGCCATAACCGACGTGAACAACGACAACGAGGCCATCGGACTCGTGCTCTACATGCCGACGCGCAACATCAGCGTGTCCCGCAGTCTCGGCACATGGTACGTGCAAGGATCACAACCCACCGTGAACGGCGAATGCAGCGTGTTCCGCCTCGCCTACAAAGCCACCGAAGTCAAACCATTCGGACGCTCCCGCATCAGCCATGACGCGATGAACATCATCGACGGCGCGAACCGCACCATCGTGCGCGCCGAGGCGAACGCCGAATTCTACGCATTCCCGAAAATCCTGCTCATGGGCACCAGCGACGAGCTCGCGTCCTTGAGCGCGGACGCCGCGCTCAAACTCTACATGGGCCGCTACAACATGATCAGCAAGGACGCGGACGGTGATTCGCCGACAGTGACCCAACTGGCCGCGTCGAGTATGGACCCGCATCTGACGATGCTGAAAAGTTGGGCGGCGATGTTCGCCAGTGCGATGAACATTCCAGCCAGCTCGCTAGGCATCGTGTCCGACGCGAACCCGACGTCCGCCGACGCGACCGAGGCACAACGTGAGGACCTGATTATCGAGGCGCGCCATTGCGACCGTGATTTCGGCGAATCGATCCTGCAGGCAGCCCGTCTTGTGGCACGGATGCAGGATCCATCCGTGCCCGACGAGGAGCTGATGAAACTGCAGGTCGACTGGAAGAACCCGAACACGCCGTCGAGCTCCATGAGCGCCGACGCATTCAGCAAGCTCGCTGGAAGCATCGACTCGTTCGCCAACAGCGAGGTCGGCATGACACGCGCCGGATTGAGCCGAAGCGAGATCGTCCGGCTGAAGGCCGACCAGCGCAAGGCCCAGGCCGGTCAGGTACTCGATCAGATTCGAGGCATGCGCCAACAGACGGAGCAGCAGACCGATACGGCGGCGAGGGAAGGCGGTATGAATGAGCCCGAACAGTCTGAACCTGCCGCCGGAACGACGCAGAAGGCTTGAACTCGACCTCAATGATTTGTACGAGGATTACACGGACACCATGAGCCGCTTGCAGAAGGAGGCAGGCAACAGCGTTTCAGGACTTGTCTGGGACGGTGAAAGCCAGGAGCTCATCAAAGCGGAGATCAACCGGTATGCCGACGCCGCCAGCAGGCTCGCATCCGACTACTACGGCCACGTACGCGACCTGTGGGCGCAGTACGGCGGAATCGATATGCCGGAATACGATCCGCCGACCATCACCGCCGACCGTGCGGTCTGGCAGATGGAAGGCGGTTTCAACAACACCGACTTCATGGGATTGCATTACAAGGATGTCATTCCAGATGAGAACGGCGTCGTGCACAATAACGCCGGAAGAATCATCGACGACCTGTGGCCCACGTTCGCTGACGAGGAGCAGGCGCTGGAATACGTGCAGAATCTGATTCAGACCGTCGGGCGGCTGACCATGCAGAGGGCTGTGGCCAACGATCCCACCAAGCCTCGCTGGGCGCGTGTGCCGCGAGGGGCTAAGACATGCGCGTTCTGCCTTATGCTCGCCTCGCGTGGCTTCGCCTACCTGAGCGAGGACACCGCCGGACGGCAGATGCAATACCATACGGACTGCGACTGCGACATCGTGCCAAGCTGGGGCAGCAGCAAACTCAAAGGATACGATCCGGACAAGTATCGTGAAATGTACCAGGCAGCCAAGGCTGCGGCTGGCGATGACGGCGACTGGCGTGACACGCTAGCCCAATTGAGACGCATCTATCACGATGAGGTCAATGATGGTGTGACTGCCCAACCGACGATTCGATGGAGCGGCAAATCGATTCCAATCAGCGCTTCCGAACTATCGAGATTGTCGGATTATAGCGTCAGGATGCCTGGAGATAGATTCTCCAACGACGAGAAGATCGCGGCTTTGATGGATTGGACCGGAGACAGCTACAAAAGTATCAACGGCTACCTGTTCGGCGGACGAAACCCGTCGAAAGACGTCATCCATCAGGTCGAATGCATCGACGAAGCGATATCCGACCATATCACCCGAGAACGTTTCACGGTCGACAGGCAGATGCGGTTGTCGACGTTCCACGTCAACGACATGGAGTCGCTTTTCGATTTGAATACCGGTCGCACCTTCGAACACATCGGCTACATGGCCACCAGCATCAAGGAGGGAGGCATTGACGTTGATGGGGAAGACCGCATCGCCACAAGAATCCTGGTACCGCCGGGAAGCGCCGGCGTGTATGTGGAGCCGATCACTCAGCATCCGGGAGAATACGAAATTCTTCTGCCGAGAGGAAGGGCTCTTCGTTTCGAAGGGCTTGGAGCATCCGACGGCAGACCGATCGTTTATCTGAGACTGCTATGATTGAGCCTATGGATCGTTCCGACCGTTTCACGTTTATGCCCGGTGATTTGAAGGAAGTCACCGATGAGCGCCATCTTGCGGAAATCAAACGCAAGTATGGCGATATCTCCATGCCGCAGGACGAATATGAATGGGTCAGGAACGAAGGAAAGAAGCGCTGGTCCGTCGGCGACTATGTGTCGACCGACGAGCTGCGGTCCGAATACGCGCGAAGAAAAGCGCTGGGAAATCTCTGAATCCCAGAAAGCCATCACGTCGAAACGTGATGGCTTTTCTTTTACCTTTCACACCCCAGCGATGGGGCGGGGCGCAGCCATGCGCGAAACCAACAAGAATGGCCGCCCACTCGCCGGCGTCAGGCGTGGAAAACCAAACAAAAGGAGCTACCAATCATGGCAGAAGACAATCAGACCGGCGCGGACGGCCAGCAGGAGCCGGGACAGCACGCTCCGACCACGAAGGACATGAACGACGCGAAGCCGAAGACCTTCACGCAGGAGGAAGTCGACCGCATCATCAACGAACGCCTCGGCAGGGAACGCGGCAGGAAAAGCGACTATGAGGAACTCAAGGAGAAGGCCGGCCACACCGCCGACCTCGAATCGAAGCTCTCCAAAGCGCTCGAAGAGAACGAGAAGCTCAAAAACAAAGCCAAACAGGCCGAACATGAGAAAGAGCTCTCCGCAATCCGTGTCGAGGTCGCGGCCAAACACGGCATCAACGATCCAAGCGTCCTCGTCGGCGACGATGAGAAGCAGATTGGCGACTACGCCAAAAGACTCATGAAGGTGTTCGCCGACATGAGATCCCGCGGAATCGTCGCGGAGCAGAGCGCCCGCATCGGACAGGCCAAGGCTAAACATTCCAGCCGCGAGGACTTCGTCAACGCCATGAGCAACACGCTCCTGTGAGCCAACCAGCAAAACAACATTCATTTGAAAGGACAAACCATGACAGATCCGTCCATGACCCGAAAAAGCAACGGTCTAGACCTCACCCCTGAAACCCAGGCGGAGATCTTGCAGACCGCAAAATACAAGAGCGCGTTCATGCAGCTCGTGCCGGAGATGAAACTGCCCGGCAACGGTGCTCGCGTGCCGATCATCATCGGCGACCCGGAGGCCGCATGGGTCAATGAGGGTGCGGAGAAGCCGAAGAGCGGCGTCACCTTCGGCAAGAAGGACATGCTGCCGTACACCATCGCGGTCATCATGCCGTTCTCCAACCAGTTCCGCCGAGACTTCGGCGCTCTCTACGACCAAGTGGTCGCGAAGGGTCCGGGAGCCATCGCCCGCACGTTTGACAAGACCATCATGGGTCTCGTCGACGCTCCGGGTGCGGACTTCGACACCCTGAAGAGCGCGCAGACCGTCAGCATCGGCAAGGACGTGTGGAAGAACCTGAACAAAGCCGACGACCTCGTGTCCGAAGCGGATGGAACCGTGGACGGTTGGGCGTTGAGCACCCAGGGTCGCAGTGTGCTCCGGCAGGCGACCGACAACAACGGACGCCCCCTGTTCCTCAACGGCACCGCCGCCTCCGACGTGAGCACCGTGCTCGGCAACCGCACCTACATCAGCAAGGGTGTTCACGTGCCCGCCGTATCCGAGACACCGGGACCGGCCAAGGCAGAGATCCTCGGCGTGTGCGGCGAATTCTCCTCCGCCGCATGGGGTTCCGTCGAAGGAATGCAGACCAGCATCTCCGACCAGGCGTCCATCACCATCGACGGCAAGCAGGTCAACCTGTGGGAGCACAACATGTTCGCCGTGCGAATCGAAATCGAGGTCGGCTTCCGTATCCGCGACATCAACCGCTTCGTCCTGCTCACCGCCTGACGGAGTCCGACATGACTGTCGAACCAGACGTGTTCGCCACCTCCGTCGACCTCGAACAGAGGTGGCACAAACTCACCGACGAGGAACGTGAGAAGGCCGACACGCATCTCGCGGACGTGACCGACTACATCAAGGAACGCTCCCCGAACTGGCAACGTCTCCAAAAAGAACGGCCACGCCTGCTGACGAAGATCACATGCGACATCGTCCGCAGGATCATGCAGGCCGACCCGTACGACATTCCCGGCGGCATCACGCAGATGAACCAGACCACCGGCAGCTTCAGCGAACAATACAGTTTCGGAGCGCCCACCGGCGATCTCTGGCTGCGCGACGACGAGAAACGCATCCTTGGCATCAACGCTCAGCGCGCGTTCAGCGTCGACATGGCAACGGGGGAGACGTCCTAGTGGAAACCATCGAAGTGTGGCGCGGCCAGTCCACCACCGACACGGACGGCAACCCCATCCAGGGCAAACCCGTCCGCGTCGGCACGTTCCAGGCGATGGTCGCGCCAACCTCTACCACCGACCAGACCGAGGAGAACGCCAGCCCGCAGACCATCGAATACACGATCCACATCCGCGGTAGCCAGCCGACAGGCATCCAAGCCACCGACCTGATCAAAGTCAGAGGCATCCTCCTGCCCGTCAAAGGAAAGCCGCAAGTGTGGAACAACCTCCACGGACGCCACATCGGCGACGTCATCACCGTGGGCGAACGGGAAGGATAACCCATGGCCAAACGATGCAGATTCGTGTTCAACCGAAAGGCATTCAGCCAGCAGGTGCTGAAGAACGAGACCCTGCGGGGCCGCATGCGCGACGCCGCCAACGAGGCCGTCACCGACAGCCGGTGCATGGTTCGCGACCATAACGGCGCGAACCGAAACGGCGTGGCCATCCTCTGCCCCGCACCCGTGGAGAAGGCGCACGGCACATTGGAGGACACGCTCGGAAGGATGCGCGTATGAGCATCCCCATCACCCCACGGCGCACGGAGCCGCTGCTCCTGCCCAGGCTGCGGGAGCTGTTCCCGGACGTGACGTTCGACACGATCGAACGCAACGACCTCGAACCTCCCTTCACCGAAGCCACATTGGCCGACTCCATGCAAGGCATGAGCACTCCCATCTCCCAGGCCGTGCGACTGCGGCTGAGCGTGCGCTGCATGAGAGAGGACCATACGGGCGACTGGGACAAGGCCGCCCGCCTGTGGGCGGCAATCGCGAGGGAGATCATCAGGCTCGGAACCGTCGCGCCGCTCATCAGCGCGTCACTGGAATCCGGGCCGGTACGCATGACCGACGAGGACAAGAGACTGGTGAGCGCGTACGGCGTGCTCCTGCTCGAGGTATCCGTCGCCTGAACTGAAAACACAAGAAAAGACAAGCAAAGACGTGCCGCCACACGCAGAACGGAAGCGAGGTGCAGACAGGAATGTCTGACAGCAACGAAGAACCCATCGCCGTCGAACAGACGGCATCCGAAACCAGCCTGCAGGACGGGCTCGGATCGACCGACTATGGGTACGTGTCCAACGGCAATACCGCCGGCAACGTGCGTCTGATCAAGAACTACGCGCTGTTCCTGTTCCCCAAGGGCGACAGCACTTTCGTCGCGCCGACCGGCGTGAACTGGACGCCGCCGTCCAACAAGAAGCCGATCGGATACAGCACCGAGGACGGCGCCGTCCTGCATCCGGAGCCGGGCGACAGCACCGACTACAAGGCGCACAACGGCGACATCGTCCTGTCCGACACGGACCCGGGCTACTGGACGCTCCAGCTCGCCGCGATGGAAGGCCGCAAGGACGTGGTATCCGCCTACTTCGACGTGGACGTGGAATCCGACGGCGGCATCAGCATCAAGGGCGCCGGCCTGAAGAAGGAATGGATCCTCGTCCTGGTCGCGCTCGACCAGCAGGACCGCCCCTTCCTCCTGTACGGCACCAACGCGAAGGTGTCCGACCGCGACGACGTGAGCCTGAAATCCAGCGAGATCATGAACTTCAGCATGACGTTCAAGATGCTCAAGGGCACTAACGGCGAACAGTTCCACGCATGGGGCCTCGTCACCGAAGACGCCAAGTAGCCCATTGATTCTTCCCGTGCGGCCGATGGCGGTCGGCCGCACGGGACCATTACCCATAACCGCCGATAACCATGAAACGGAGACGAAATGAGCGACAACACCTACCATGTCGTGGACGTGGACCTTACCGACGCGGAGGAGCTCAAGCCCGACGTGCACCTCGAGGTCGCCGGAGCGAAACTCGACCTGCCGAACCTCAACAACGCGGAACTGCCCATCGAACTCGTGCAGGCCATCCTCCTGGTCAAGAGCAGGCCGACGCTCTCCGACGAGGAGACCAGCGCGTGCATGGCCGCGTTCCTCGCATACTTCGAGAACGCGCAGCCGAACTTCTGGACCGCGCTACGTAAGACCAAACGCCCGATGGCCTACCTCATCGCCACGGTGAAGGCGTGGGCCGAGGAATCCGGACTGGACCCAAAAGCGTTTACCTCGCCCACCTCTGGAACAACCACCGCGCGGCGCTAGCCTACGACTGGATCCGAGCGTACGGGCAGATATACAGGCCCGTACGCTTCCAGGAATGGGTTGAAGGCCAACGTCCACGAGTCGATTGGGGACTCGCCTGGGCGTTGACCCGCGAAATCCTCAAAGACCACACAAGCCACTCGTGGATGGCGTTGCAGAACGCCGTCTACGCGCCCGACGGAGCCGAACAGGCGGTCTGGACGCTGTCCGGACAACGCAAACGCCCATGGTTCGACCACGAGCACGACCCACTCCACCCGCCAACCCCGACGCACAACCTCACCCGCCGTCAACGCGAGGACAGGGAACGGCTCAAAGCCTACTTCCACATCAACGACGACCTCTGATCCCGACCGCCATCGGAATCCCGACACACAGCAAGGAGCACGATGGCAGCACAGGACATCGGCGTCGTATACGTCCACGTCGAACCATCCGGCAAAGGATTCGGCAAAAGCATCGAAGGCGACATCGGCGACGCCGTCAGCAAAGCCTCCAGGAAAGGCTCCAACACCCTCATCTCGAAAATCGGCGGCGCGTTCGGCAAGATCGGCAAGGTCGGCACCGGCGCGATCGCCACCATCGCAGGCGGCATCACCGCCCTCGCGGCCAAGGGCGGCTTCACCCGAGCGCTCAACATCGAGAACGCGCAGGCCAAGCTCAAAGGCCTCGGCCACGACAGCGCAAGCGTCACCGAAATCATGAACGACGCGCTCGCCTCCGTCAAGGGCACCGCGTTCGGACTGGGCGACGCCGCGACCGTGGCGGCCAGCCTGTCGGCCTCCGGCGTCAAGGAGGGCGGCGAGCTCACCAAGGTCCTCAAGACCGTGGCCGATACCGCGCAGATCAGCGGCAGAAGCCTCACTGACATCGGCATGATCTTCGGATCGGTCGCCGCTCGAGGAAAGCTCCAGGGCGACGACATGCTCCAGCTCATGTCGAGCGGCATCCCAGTCCTCCAAATGCTCGGCAAGCATCTGAACAAGACCAGCGCCGAAGTGTCCGACATGGTCTCGGACGGCAAAATCGACTTCCAAACCTTCGCCGACGCCATGCAGGAAGGCCTAGGCGGCGCCGCACTATCCGCAGGCACCACATTCACCGGCGCCCTGGCCAACGTGAAAGCCGCGTTGAGCCGACTCGGAGAAACAGCCGCCACACCAGTCCTCGACGGCTTACGCGGCCTGTTCAACCAAGCCATCCCACTCATCGACACATTCACCGCAGCCGTCACACCAACCCTGCAAAAAGTCGGAGCGGCACTCCAACAAGGTCTCGAGAACGCGATACCCGCCACACAGGCGAAACTCAAAAACCTTGGCGACACGATCTCCAACATCCCCGGCTTCCAGATGCTCGCCTCGGCGACGGCCAGCCTCAAAAGCCAACTCACTGGCCTCTGGAACGCAATCACATCACTCATAGGCGGACTCAACAATGGCGGCGAAGCCGCCACAATGTTCTCCACAACCGCCGGCGCGCTCGCGGGAGTGGTCGCTTCGGTCGCGCAGGCGTTGTCGAACGCGGCGGGATGGGCGAAGACGTTCGTCAACACGTTCATCGAGACGGGCGCGTTGCAGCCGTTCCTTGAAAGCCTGACCGGCGTCATCTCCGGATTGGGCTCGCTGGTTTCCGTATTGGCGGCCGCGGTCTCGCAGACCTTCGGCTTCAACGACAGCGCGCGCACCGCCAGTTCCGCGGCGCAGAGCTTCGCCGGACTGTTGAACACTTTGACCGGCGTGCTCATGACGGTGGGAGGCTGGCTGCAGTCGGTCGGACAGTGGGCGCAGCAGAACGGCGCACTGGTATCCGGCGCGTTGAAAGCCATCACCATTGCATTGCTCGCGGTCAAAGGCTGGGATATCGTCTCGGCCGGGCTGAAGACAGTTTCCGGTGGACTGAAGACCATTTCCGCGACTGCCTCCGGTGTGGAGAAGACCGCTACGGCCACGTTCGATTTGATTGGCAAGATCTCCGACGCGGGAAGCGCGGCTGGAGCACTGAAGCAACTCGCCGGCTCGTTCAATATTGTCAAGGCAGCTCAATCGGCGTGGAGCGCGGTGACCAAGGCTGCTACCGCCGTGCAGCTGGCATTCAGCGCTGCCTTGGATGCGAATCCGATCGGCATGCTTGTCGTGGCCATCGGCGCGGTCGTGGCCGCACTGACATGGTTCTTCACCCAAACCGAAACGGGCAAACGACTCTGGAACAGCTTCGCCACATGGTTCACGGGAATCTGGAACCAGATCAGCACCGCATGCCAACCAATCCTGCAAACCATCGCCACATTCATCACCCAGACCATGAGCCAAATCCAACAAATCTGGCAAACCGGATGGACACTCATCACCACCGTCCTCCAAAACGTCTGGAACACGATCGGCCCCATCATCATGACCGCACTCACCGCGATCATCACCGGCATCCAAACATTCATCACCACCATCACACCACTCCTGCAAGCCGGAATACAGAACATCCAAACCATCTTCCAAACCGCCGTCACAATCATCAGCACGGTCTGGAACGGACTATGGAACACCATATCCACCGTCGTACAAGGCACATGGACCATCATCACCACAATCATCAGCACCGCACTCGCCGTCATCCAAGGCATCATCCAACTGGCGCTCGCGGTCGTCAACGGGAACTGGAGCGCCGCGTGGTCGGCCATCCAGGGCATCGTGTCGGCAGTGTGGGGCGGCATCCAAGGCGTCGTCTCCGCCGGCATCGGCATGGTCAGCGGAGTGGTATCCGCCGCATGCTCGACAATCCGGAGCGTGTGGGCCGCGTTGTGGAATGGCGTCGGAAGCATTGTGTCGAGCGTCTGGGGCGGCATCGTCGGCACCGTAAGCAACATGGTTGGCCGTGTCGGGAGCGTCGTGAGCGGGATCGGCGGAACCGTCCGGAGCGCGGTGTCCGGCGCGGGAAGCTGGCTCGTCAGCGCGGGACGCAACATCATCCAGGGATTGATCAACGGCATCACAGGAATGGTCGGCTCGTTGTATTCCAGCATCACCAACGCGTTGTCGGGCTTGGTGGACAAGGCCAAGAACGCTTTGGGCATCCATTCCCCGTCGCGTGTGTTCCGCGACGAGGTCGGCGTGATGGTCGGACGTGGCATGGCATTGGGCATCGACGATTCCGCGCATGTGGTCAGCCGTTCCATGGATTCGCTCGTCTCCACGATGAGCCTCTCCGACGCGGACTGGTCGAAGGCCGGCAGGCTGAACGTCACGGCCGGCACCGGCGCCAATGCCGGCGACGGCGATCTGCGGGAACTCATCACGGCCGTCGAATCGCTGCACGACGACCTCGGATCGATCATCGCCAGGTACACGCCGACGATAGGGGACCGCGACTTCGCAAGGAAGGTGAGAAGTGCAATCGCTTGAATACGTGTGCGCGGCCACAGGTGAGCGCATCGGCTTCGAGGGGCCGCTGTACGGCGAGACGCTCACGGGACTGCGCGCCCGCGTCTGGGACTACAGCCTCGCCTCACGTGGCATGACGGGCATCACCCGCAAGGCACGCGAGGCGACAGTCACCGTGAAGATCCACGATTCTCCAGCCACGCTCGACCTACTGCGCCGCCTCGCGGACGCCGACATGGCATCCGGGAACCCGGGCACGCTCGTGGCCGACGGCGAATGGGAAGCCAAAGCGTGGATCACGAAAAGCGAACCGCAATCCATCACGCCCACGATGGTCGAGACGCAGTTGACCATCGTGCTGGCCGATGGCGTGTGGCGCCGTCCGACCATGACGCATTTCACGCCGCGATACGATTCCGGAACCGCCGACCTTGACTATCCATATGATTATCCGCATGATTTCGCCGGCATGGCATTGGGTGCCGAGATCGTCAACGACACGTCCATCCCGCAGCCGGTCAAGCTCACGATATTCGGACCATGCGCGCAACCGTACGTCATCATCGGAAACAACCGGTACGAGGTCGACGTGACCGTGCCATCCGGCTCGCGTCTGGAAATCGACGGCACCGGCGATGTCAGGACCGTCACCATGGTCAGCGGCACAGGTCTCGCCACAAACTGCTTCGCGCAGGCCGTGCGAGGGTCGGGCAAGGATTCCGGCCGGTACGTGTTCCAACCGCTCGCGCCCGGAACACAGCCGATCAGCTGGCCGGGAGGATTCCAATTCGACTTGACGGTCTGCGAGGAAAGGAGCGAACCGCCATGGACCTGATCGTCACCGACGCCACAGGCAAACCCGTGGCGAGCCACGCCTCATACACGCTCGACCTCGCGTTCGGTAGCGGGGAGAACGACTTCGACCTGCAGGTCGAAGACGCCGCGCTCAAGGCGGGGAGCCGCATCATGATCGACGGCACCGAGTACGGCGGCATCATCGACGACACGGATGTCGACGTGGACGGAGGCCTGTCCACCGTCACATGGCATGGCCGCGACTGGCATGGAGTGCTCGCCTCGAAGATCATCGAACCGGACGGGAACAACGATTACCTCACCCTGTCCGGCACGATTCCCGTCATCATGCGCACGCTCGTCAGCCGTGCGGGATTGCAAGGCCTGTTCACCGTCACCGACGAAAGCGCCGACCACAAGACCACCTGCCAGTTCGACCGGTACGTGGACCTGTACAGCGGTCTGGTCAAGATGCTCAGGGCAAGCGGACTCAAACTCCGGTTGCGTAATGACGGCGACAAGGTATCCATGAGCGCCATGCCCGTCCGCACGATCGGCGACAGCATCGACTCGGACCTCATCGACTTCACCGCCAAACAGGCGGCGCACCCGATCAACCATCTCATCTGCCTGGGCAAGGGCGAACTCAAGGACCGTACCGTCATCCACTGGTACGCCGACGCGAACGGCACGTTCAGCCACACGCAGACCCTCAAAGGCCTTGACGAACGCACCGCCACATACGAGTTGTCCAACGCCGAAGCCGACGAGCTCGAGGACAAGGGCAGGCAGAAATTCCAGGAACTTCGGAACACCAGCACCATCGACGTGGACATTCCCGACGGCATCGACGCGGACGTCGGCGACCTGGTCACGGGCCGTGACAACAACACGGGCCTCGTCGTCACTGCCGAGATCTCCAAGAAGATCGTCAAGGTTTCGGGAGGCGTGCTCACCGTCACCTACGAATCCGGAGGTGCCAGCGCCGGCGGCAACAGCGGAGAATCCTCCATCGGGGATGGTGGCCACGCCTACTACGCTGGAGCCGGCCTCAAACTCGACGCCTGGACGTTCAGCGCCGACGTGACCAGAAACGACATCGACTCGCTCAACAACGCATTGTCGGGTAAACAGCCGAAAGGCGACTACATCACCGGCCTGAAAATCGGTTCGGTGGACACGCTCGCCCCCGGTGCACAGGCAAGCGCGACGCTCACGGGCGCCGGCAGCGACAAAACCTTGAATTTGGGGCTTCCGAAAGGCGACCAGGGTCCGCAAGGGGAGAAAGGCGACAAGGGCGACACAGGACCACAGGGGGCCACCGGAGCGACCGGACCCACCGGTCCTCGGGGAGAGAAAGGAGCGACCGGGGAGCGAGGGCCGCAAGGCGTCGCCGGTCCCGAAGGCCCGCAGGGACTGCAGGGGATACGCGGCGAGAAAGGCGATAAGGGTGATGCCGGCGCGATCGGCGCGGCGGGACCGCAAGGCAAGCAAGGAGCGCAGGGCGTTCAGGGAGCTAAAGGCGACGTCGGCCTTCCGGCGCTCGTGATGAAGAAATCCCTCGTCGGCGAATATCCGGTGGGATCCACTTTCACGGGGAACGTGAGCGAATGGTTGAACCGAACACCACTCGCCAACGAATATTCGACCGCATTGTCAGGTGGCGGAAAATACAGCATCGTCTGGCAGTGCGTTTCACAGTCCGGCAGCCTATTCACGGGAAAGACGATTTCCCGTCAATCCATCATCGGAACGCAAGGCCCTGCCGGACCGCAAGGTCCAAAAGGTGACGTCGGCCCACAAGGCGTGAAGGGCGATACCGGCGAGACCGGGCCTAAAGGAGCCACTGGAGCTGCCGGCCCTACCGGCCCGCAAGGTCCTGAAGGGCTGAAAGGTGACAAGGGTGATAAAGGCGATGTCGGACCCGCCGGAGAAGGAGGCCCTACCGGCCCGCAAGGTCCGAAAGGCGACACCGGCCCTGCCGGACCTACCGGAGCAACAGGCCCCACCGGGCCGCAAGGCAAGCAGGGAATACAAGGTGCGCAGGGACTGCAGGGCCCACAGGGACCGACAGGACCGCAGGGTGCCAGCGGCGTGACGGCGCCAACTTCCGGATTCTTCACACTGCAGGTCGACCCGAACGGAGACCTGTACGCCGTGTACGCGGATACGACCACCGCGTCGGCGGCTCCCGTCTCCTACGATCCGGCGACGGGCGACCTGTACTACATGATCAATGACGGAAAGTAAGGAGCGCATATGACGAAGATTCTGCTCGGCAACGTCAAAGGCCCCAAAGGCGACACCGGACCGCAAGGCAAGCAGGGAGTGCAAGGACCGCAGGGCCCTGCCGGCGCCACTGGCGCGACCGGGGCCACCGGAGCGAAAGGAGAGGCCGGCCAACGCGGCGAGACCGGGTTGCCTGCCTTGATCATCACACGCATACTATCCGGATACTGGACGTCCGCATGCTCGGATTTTGACTGGCGGGCACTCAGTTTCAACCGTGCCCCGGTCGTAGGCGAATACTTCTTCGCCATGACCAATGGCGGCAAGAACCTGATGTACGCACAGATCACAGCCACCGGGAAAAACGTGACGTTCAAACCGGTTTCCAACACAAGCCTCGTCGGCCCGAAGGGCGACAAGGGCGAGACGGGCATGAGCGCAAGCCAGGCGTTCATCGCCGCCCACCCGGTCGGCTCCCTCTACTGGACCACCGCCACAACAAATCCGGGAACCACCTACGGCGGCACTTGGAAGGAATGCAACACCATCCTTCCGGGACACATCTACCAGCGCACAGCCTGAAAGAGAAAGGAACATCAATGGCACGAACCACGAACATCACCAGATACACCTGCGACCGATGCCACGCCTCCGCATACCTCGCCGACGGTGACCCACGCACCTCCAGCGACTGGCACGACATCACCCACACCACCGTCGACGGAGTCGCACAGGGCGCGCTCGTCTGTACCGCATGCTGGCAGACGTTCAAAGCGCTGGCAGCCACGCAGGACGCCGCCTACGCCGCATACCTCAACAACACAACAGATAGGAAGGAATGACCATGACCATGAATCTCATCACCGGCAAGGCCGGCGCTCCGCACATCACATCCAGCGACCAAGGAGCCATGCAGGCCGGACTGGTCGGAAACGGCAACTACCTGCTGCAAGGCAGCGACGGCAAATTCCCCGCCGTGACCATGCAGTCAGCAAACAAAGCGCTCATCCCGGTCCTCAACCTTGTGATCGAAGGACGATACGCACGCGTCACCGCGGCGGAAACCGTCACCATCGAAAGCGGAGTCACAGGACGGAACCGCAACGACCTAATCTGCGTGAAATACACGCGAGACTCGAACAACATCGAAACGATCGCGCTCGCGGTGCTGAAGGGCACCGCCACCAGTGGCGCGGCGGCTGACCCCACGGTACCGTCGGGTAGTATCCTGAACAATTCCGGCACCGTATGGATTCCGATCGCCCGTATCCCGATCAGTGGCATCACCGCTGGAACTCCTGTCATGCTCGTCAAGCAGTTGCCTCCGATGAGCCAGCTGTGGGATTCCGTAACCCTGCCGTTTGGGAAAAGCAATGGCAACGGAGGAATCTATCCAATCGGGAAAATACCCATCGTCACGATCAACGGCAACGTCAAGTTCGACGGCAGTGGACAGCAGAACTACTCGACGGCGAATGAGACCTTCCCAGAAGCGTTCCGTCCGCTCGCCGACCAGAGCATCATATCGTTCCCGTCCTGCGGTTTCAGCCTGCTTGTCATGCGTGATGGGAAGGTGCAGATGCTTGGCGACCCGAAATCCGCTTACTCCACGGCGCACGGCTGTTGGATGGCACTGCAATAGCTTTCCGTAACCCTGCCGTTTGGGAAAAGCAATGGCAACGGAGGAATCTATCCAATCGGGAAAATACCCAATCCGAATGCGATTAAGGCTTTGAATGGCAGAGCCATACTATCGTCTGGGACGACAGTGGCGATTCCATTCATTCACCCGTCATATCTGCAGCGGTCAGTCCAAGTATCGATCGCGCCGGACGGGACCGTCAACCTGCTCGTTGGTCCCGAGGTGGCTGTCACAGGCGGAATCGTGGAAATCCACTTTTAATAGCTTTCCGTAGCCCTCACTGCTACCTTTAAGTTTCAGGACACAGGATCGTTTGTTGGCGCCCTATATGGTGGATCCAACACGATTACCGTCAAGGGCAACATGCTGTATGTCGATTTGAGCTCTTTCAAATCAACCGTCCAAATCTCGAACTATAGGGTCTGGTTATATCAGTCAGGGATACGTCCATCGGCCACAATTGGACTGGGATGTGTTGGATCAAGTCTTGCGGATCCGCGCTACAACAAGCAAGCGAATTGGAATCCAGATGGCAGTATTACGTTACTTGGCGGGGTTGGCAGGGAGAACATTCTGATGCAGCGTTTTTCCATGCCGATTCCTAGTGGAGTGACGTTCTCCTAGACAAGTGGCACCGTGATACAGCCTTCGACCCATCCCCAGTTTGCGCCTACTGTCATCTTTCCCGAGGAACGCAAGACGATGGCGTCCTGCGCCACCTGCACTTCGACGCCATGCAATCCGATGCTCGAATTGGATATTGCGGCGCAATGTACCTCGAACGCCGCCTCCAAACCGGCTGGGAGTTTGAGAATCTGTGACGCCTCCCACTCTTTCGCCGCGTTCCAATCGGTGTTGAGGCGATTGGCGTGGAATGCGACTAGAAGCATCCTGCCGACCAAGGCGGTGCGGTAATTCACTTTCCAGTTCGTGTTCGGCGCGGAAAGGGTTACGGAAAGCTACGCGGCTCCGATGATGAGTCTTTCCCATGCCCGCTGCAGACTTCTCAGCACGGACAAATCGGGGCGGAGATAGTAGCGGGCGGTTGTCTTGATGTCGCTGTGACCGAGTTGTCGTGCGACCACTGAGATATCGGCTCCCGCAGCGATTGCCAGAGTGCCGAAGGTGTGCCTGAGGTTCCTTGGCGGCACGCAGGGGAGTTTCATGCGTTGGCACCATGACGTGTAATGAGCTGCCACCTGGTTGGCGTTCAGATCGCCGACCAGCCTGCCGGTTCTGCCGTGGCGCAATTGCGCGAGCCGTTTGACTGCGAACCGTGGTAGTGCGACCGTCCGTCGGCTCTGGTCGGTCTTCGGGTCGGTGACCGTTTCATGTCCAGCGACCCATTGCACTGACCTTTTGACGGTCACGATTCCCCGGCGTAAATCCAAGTCGGCCCATTCAATGCCGACGGACTCGCATCGGCGCAGTCCCGCGCAGACGGAGACCAATAACCAGGCTTCCAACGCGTGACCGTAGAAGCCTTTGAGCAGCCGTCTTACCTGTCTGGCGTCGAGCACGCGCGGCTCATACCGCCGCAGGTGCGGCAGTCTGATTTCACGACGTGTCACGTCATTGTCGGTGACTCCCTTGCGATAGGCGAGTCGGAGTATCGCCCGCAGCACGGCCCACGCCTTGCGCGCGGCGCCGGCCTGATTGAACGAGCCGAGCCACTCCTCGATGTCGTTCGCGGTGATCGACTCCATGTCGACGTCAGCCCATTTCGGCTGGATGTGGCAGCGGTAGGCCGACTCGTAGCCCACCCTCGTGCACTCGCGAAGCTTCCCGCAGGAGGGCCACCAGACCTCATCCACAAACGTTCCCAACAACATTTCAACCTCCAAAATCCCACACGTGGTTATCGCAGCTTCCAACGGTAGCCACGTGTGGGATTTTCCTTTCGGAAGGATTCCCAATGAGCCAGGAAACCATCGTCGCAATCGTTGTCGCCATCATCGGCAGCGGAGGCAGCGGCGTGTTCGTCACCTGGATTCTGAGCAAGGTCGACCAACGTCACGATCCACTGCATGAGGGCGTCAGGGAACTGTTGTTCTGCAAACTCGAGGCTCTGCACCGTCAGATGGTCGATGCAGGTGGTGTTGCGAGCATTCCGTTGAAGCAAAGCGCGGAACGAATATATGCCGCTTACCACGGTCTGGGCGGCAATGGAACCGGAACCTCGATGATCCAAGACATACGTGACGCGCATATCGCGAACACAGATTGAAAGATTCAAAAGATTTCCACACCGTCCGTACAAGGCGGACGGTACGGACAAAGGAAAGGAGAGGAATTGAACATCCTCAACAAAGGCAAACCGAGACACAAGCACATGAATCCACGCCGACAATGGCGCAAGCTACTGACCGCGCTCACGGTCGCCATCTCCATGGCTGTCGCGCCAGCCGCGATGGCCGACATGAACGGATACGACATCTCGAACTGGCAGTGCGGCATCGACACCGCGACCGTGCCGGCAGATTTCGTCATCGTCGGCAGCACATGGGGGTCCGGCGGCGTATACGGTGGTTGCCTGTCCAACGGCGTCAACACCGACGCGAACCGTCAGCTCGCCGGCGCCGTCAACAGCGGCAAGGAGACCGGCGTCTACCATTACGCGCGCGGCGGCAACCCCGAGACCGAGGCCAGGTTCTTCGTCGACAACGTGCGAGGATATATTCGCAAAAGCGTACTGATCCTCGACTGGGAGGCGCAGGACAACGCCGCCTGGGGCGACAAGCAGTGGCCACGCAGGTGGGCGCGCGAGGTCAAGCGACTGACGGGCGTGAACCCCATCATCTACACGATGGACTCCGGCTACTGGCAGGTCGCCGGCATGGAGACCGAACTGAACTGCGGCATCTGGATCGCCCAGTACGCCACGAACATGGTCACCGGTTACCAGATTGCGCCGTGGAATATCGGCGCCCGCGGCGAGGTCATGCGCCAGTACACGTCCAACGGCAGTCTCAGCGGCTGGTCCGGACGACTCGACCTGAACAAGTTCCGTGGCGACCGCGCGGCATGGCGCAAGTACGCGAACCCTGACGACAAGGGCGCGGCGGATCTGCCGAGCGTCAAGCCGAAACCTCAGCCCACGACCGCTCCGACGGTCGACCTGAACGCCTTGGCCGCGCGCACCATCCGCGGCGACTTCGGCAACGATCCGGCCCGCAGGCAGGCGTTGGGTGGCAATTACGCGGCGGTCATGCAGATCGTCAACAGTCGCCTCGGCGGAGGTTCCGGCGGAACGGCCGCCACGGGTTCGCGTAGCGTCGTGGTCCGTTCCGGCGACACCATGAGTGCGATCGCCGCGAGGACCGGACTCCAGCCGGTGTCCGCCTGGCGTGTACCGAGCGGTGACGTCAATCGGATCTATCCGGGGCAGACCGTCACCTATGGCGGCGCGTCCGCGTCCACCGCTTCGAGCGTGGTCGGAGGCCATGTGGTCCGTTCCGGCGAAAGCCTGTGGAGCATCTACGGCTCCGGCTGGCAGTCGGCTGCCGCACGCAATGGCATCCGCAGCCCATACGTTATCTATCCCGGACAGTACCTGCGCTGAAACTCCCGTTTCCACGACTTTAAGCGTTGTGGAGACGGTTGCCGCAATGTTTAAGGAGGTGAAAAATGGATGAATCCAATAGCCCGCAATCCGATTACCTGCTGCCGGGCAGGGTATACGACATACTCAAGTGGTTCGCGTTGATCGCTTTGCCGGCCGTCGCATGGCTCGTCGGAGCGGTCGGCCCGCAATGGGGACTGCCGCACTGCGGCGAACTCGTTACGACCATCAACGCGATCGGTTTGTTCGTCGGCGCGCTCATCGGCGTGAGCCAGCTCACGTCTGTCAAGGCCGACGAGGACGGCCAGTGATTAATTTTCTGACGTGAGACTCGCACTCGCCCCTCTCTCAGCTTCTATGCTGGGGGAGGGGCCTTTTTCATTTTCCGATGGAAGGCTGCGCGGTTCGACCACATCGACACGATATCGACACGATGACAGTTGCGAACAGTTAATTTCAACAAAGCGAACCACTGCGTATCGTATTGTTAAGAACGTTGGAATTTCAACGTTCTTGACAATGCTCACACCCGGCTACGCTCAGTCATGCCATGCCCGAATATAGCAGAATGTCGCAGGTTCAAATCCTGTCAGCCCGACAACGAAAGTAATGTCCTCCG